TTGATGTAGACTTCAAATCGATAAGGTAGGCGCAGACCGTGGCTAAATTTCAAATTAATAAAAGATTACCAGTTACAGAACAACAAAACATTACAGCTCAACAACTTTACGGAAAAGACTTTAAAGATTTATTAGTTGGTCAAAGAACTAAAATTAGAGCAGGAAAATATACTTTTAACGGAATTACATTTGAAGAGTATTTAGATGACTATACAAAAATGGCATCTGATCCTACATACGAACCTAAATATGTAAAACCAAATGTTGGTTCTGGAATGGCTCCACAACAAATTAGAGCTAAAGCAGAAGCACAAAAAAATATTACAGGTTTTCAAAATAAATATAATGCTAATATAAATAAAAGAAAAAAATTAAAAGCCCAAGCAAAATTTGAAACTCTTCCTGCAGAAGATCAATTAAAAATTAAACAAGCCAAGATGGCTAAAAAAGGAAATATAAGAAGAACAAGAAGAGTTGCTAAACTTGCTGATAAAGCTTTTTTAACTCCTAATGAAAAATATTTAAACTTTCAACAATCTTTAATTACAAGACAACTTAATGATAAAATTAAAGCTAATCCTAATCTTATTTTAAAAAATAATAAATTAATTGATGATTTGTCTACTACAGTATCCAAAGATGGAGATATAATAAAAATTAAACCAACTCTTTCAGAATCAGAACTTAAAAAAAGAGGTATCTATGAAATAGAACATCAAAGAGATATTTATAAAAAAGGTGCGATGAAAGATTATCCTTATAATAGAAATTTAATATTAAGCCCTCATAACAGATCAGGTGGTTTTAAAAATAATGCAGAACAATTTATAAAAAATAATCCAACTAGTAATAAAATTCCAGCTATCCTTGCAAAAGCAGATGAATTAAAAATTACTCTACAACCAGATGTTCCTACAGGAACTTTTAAAACAAAAGGACTTGGATATAAACAAATTCCAGATGCTGTAGAAAAATTTAAACTAGTTGCTAAAGATACAATGCCAGATTTAGTAGATGATAAATTAGGAATGGCTTCTTATAATAAAGATATATCTATGGCTAAAAAAGCATTAGGTTTTGCAAAAAATATTGGCAAAGCAAAGACCGCAATTCCCGCTGCAGCATTAGCTGCATTTGCAACGAGCGCCAAAGCAGACGACCCAGTTTATAATAGTGAGATTGGTGCAATAGTTAAACCAGGAACAGACGATGTTGAATCTCAATCTGGTCTTTTAGATTGGGCATCAAACAATCCCGAACCACTTGTAGCATCAGCAGCAATTGGTGGAGCAGGATTAACAACGGCTGGTAATACTATGTTAAAAGGATTATTAAAAACTTTAGCAGCACCAGCTGTAGGTGCAGCAAACGCAGCTTATGAGATAAGTGAAAATTTAAAAGGTGGTGATAATATTTTAGAAGCGGTAGCAGATAAAACAGCAGGATTAGGTTTAATGGGAAGTAGTGCATTTAGTGGTGGACTAGGCTCATTATTAGGTGGAGCAAAATTAGCTAGATCACTAACACCGGTCGGCGCAGCGATGACAGCGGCAGGATTAGGAAAAGACTATTATGAATTTGCACAAGATGAGATTGAGAAAATGAATCAAATGAGTGACTACGATAGGGGAATATACAACGATATGTTGATGGATGACACCAACATTGACTTTTAACAAAACAACTGATACACACCTTTCAGGTGTTGAATCAATCAAGAATAGAGGATAGAATAGCCCATGGCTGAAATAGACAAAAGTTTACCAAATAATCCAACAGAGATAGATCTTCCAGAAGAAGAAACTGTAGATGCTACAGAAGCTGTTACAGATACATCAATGGATGGAAAAACAGAAATTGAAATGGAAGAAGATGGTAGTGCAACTATTAACTTTGATCCAAACGAAAAAGATCCTATAGGAGGCGAAGATCACAACGCTAACTTAGCAGAATTTTTAGATGATCAAGATTTAGATTCATTAGGTTCAGAACTAATGGATAAGTATAAAGATTACAAACAGTCAAGACAAGATTGGGAAGAAAGTTATAAAGAAGGATTAAGTCTACTTGGATTTAAATATATAACTAGAACAGAACCATTTAGAGGTGCAAGTTCAGTTACTCACCCAGTGCTTGCAGAAGCTGTAACACAATTTCAAGCTCAAGCTTACAAAGAATTATTACCTGCAGAAGGTCCGGTTAGAACTCAAATTTTAGGAGATATTAATGTTCCTAAAGAAGAGCAATCTAAACGTGTTAAAGATTTTATGAATTATCAAATTATGGATCAGATGAAAGAATATGAACCAGAGTTTGATCAAATGCTTTTCTACTTACCCCTAAGTGGTTCTACCTTTAAGAAAGTTTACTATGATGATCTTTTAGGTAGAGCTGTTTCTAAGTTTATACCCGCTGACGATTTAGTGGTGCCGTACTCTGCTACCTCATTAGAAGATGCGGAAGCTGTAATCCATGTTATACGTATTTCTCAAAATGATTTACGTAAACAACAAATCAATGGCTTTTACAAAGACATTGATTTGGGAGAACCGCCAGTTACAGAAAATCAATTAAAACAAAAAGAATTAGAATTAGAAGGCATTACTCAAAATGGTAGTGAAGACATGTACACAATTTTAGAAATGCATGTCAACGTAGATTTGGAAGGATACGAAGATGTGAATCCTGAAGATGGTGAGCCCACTGGAATTAAACTGCCTTACATCATTACTATGGATGAAGCGAATGGAAAAATTTTATCTATTAGAAGAAACTTTGAAGCAGAAGATCAGCTAAAAAAGAAAAAAGATTATTTTGTACATTTTAAATTTTTACCAGGAATGGGTTTTTATGGTTTAGGTTTAATTCATATGATTGGTGGTTTGTCACGTACAGCTACTGTTGCTTTAAGACAATTATTAGATGCTGGAACTTTAGCTAACTTACCTGCTGGTTTTAAAACCAGAGGCGTTAGAATGAGAGACGATGCACAGCCATTACAACCTGGTGAGTTCAGAGATGTAGATGTACCAGGTGGAAATATTAAAGATCAGTTTATGCAATTACCATTTAAAGGTCCTGATGGAACTTTATTACAGTTAATGGGTATTTGTGTTAGCTCTGCTCAAAGATTTGCAAGTATTGCAGATTCACAAGTTGGAGATATGAATCAACAAGCTGCAGTTGGTACAACTGTTGCATTATTAGAACGTGGTTCTCGTGTAATGTCAGCAATTCACAAAAGATTGTATGTTGGTTTAAAATCAGAATTTAAATTACTAGCAGAAGTATTTAAAACTTACTTACCACCAGAATATCCCTATGATGTTCCAGGTGCACAAAGAAATATTAAAGTTTTAGACTTTGATGACAAGATAGATATTTTACCTGTTGCAGATCCAAACATTTATTCTCAAACACAAAGAATTTCTATGGCTCAAGCACAATTACAACTTGCACAATCAAATCCTAAAATGCATAACATGTATCAAGCGTATAGATCTATGTATGAAGCGTTTGGTATTAAAAATATAAATGCAATTTTACCACCACCACAACAACCACAACCAATGGACCCAAGTATAGAACATATTTTGTCTATTAGTGGTAAACCTTTTCAAGCTTTTCCAGGACAAGACCACAAAGCTCACATTGATGCGCATTTAAGTTTTATGTCAATCTCTATGGTACAAAATAATCCAATGGCAATGATGAGTTTACAAAAAAATATACTTGAACACATAAGTTTAATGGCACAAGAGCAAGTACAAATAGAATTTGTTGAAGAAATGCAAGAATTAAAAATGATTCAACAACAATTAGCACCATTAATGCAAAATCCTATGATGATGCAACAAAATCCAATGGCTATGCAAAGTCAACAACGTATAAAACAGATTACAGATGCGATCGAAGCTAGAAAAGCGGTGTTAATTGCAGAAATGACTATGGATTATGCTAAAGAAGAAGACAAAATTAGCAGTGAAGTAGGTGGTGACCCACTACTTAAACTAAAATCTAGAGAATTAGACTTAAAAGCTAGAGCTGATCAAGACAGAAATTCAAATAATGAAGCTAGACTTGATTTAGACACTATGAGAGCTATGATGAACGACCAACAACACGATGAAAAGCTAGAACAAAACGAAGAATTAGCTGGATTACGTGCAGGAGTCTCTTTGGCAAAACAAACTATGTCAGATCAAAGTAAGATTCACGATTTCGGTAGAAATTTTAAGAAAAATTAACTATACTATTAACAAGGAGAAACATTATGAGCAAAGATTGGACTAAAGGTTCAGGTTTTATGAATAAAGACCCTAAAGTTGTAAAAGAACTAGGAGCTGGAGCTGATGGTTATGCAACAGGCGGAGTTACTATTCCTATGACAAGCGGCACTAAAGCAGAAGTAGTTACTGTAAAAGGAACTAAAGCTTTAAGAGCTGATAAAAAACCTGTAAAAGCTACTTGGTACTAACATGTGGTTATCGGCAATTAAATTAGCCGTTTCTGCTGGAAGTAAAATTTATGCTAACAAGCAGAAGACGAAAATAGCTATGTCAGATGCACAGCTTATGCATGCATCGCGTATGGCCGAAGGTAAGGAAGCTTACCAAGGAAAACTTTTAGAAGCACGTCAATCGGACTGGAAGGACGAGGCGGTTTTATTAATTCTCTCGGCGCCAATCGCGATTTTGGCCTGGGCAGTTGTAAGTGACGATCCATCAGCTATGGAGAAAGTGAACGTGTTCTTCGAACATTTCGCGGCACTCCCGAGTTGGTTTACAAATTTGTG